CGGCGAGCTAATTCTGCTGCCGCTCTTGAGTATCCTACGATCTCAAAAGTATGGATACATTTAGCCCAGAAACTTGACAAAGGATTAAAGGCGAAATTCATAACTGCTGTTGCCATTATACTGAACCTTCCAGATTAGGATTAGTTTCAGCTTTAATAGTTTTGTCATAACGTCTGTGGTCTGATTGACCTGACGCTACAGCGTAAATATCACCTCGACCAATGCCGATGTCGCTTAGTTCATGGTCTTTTAGCTTATTTAGCTCTATGACCGTTCGTCTAATGTTTCGTGCCCTGATGTAACTTGCACCAAGACCTTTTACTAAGTTAAATGTTCCTACAAAGAATGAGCCAATAAAGGATAATACTACCTCAATTGGACTCGTTAAGTAGCTGCTTACTGCTAGAATGTGTGTTGTCATTTTGATTCCTCGTTTGACCAATATTGATTTTACGAGGACGCATTTCTTCTGGAATAACATACTGCAATTCAATTGCCAGGATGCCATCCTGAATATCTGCTCCGTTTACGTTTACGTGTTCGGACAGCCTAAAGGTTCGCTTAAATTTCTTTGTCGAAATGCCACGATGGATAAACTCTCTGCCTTTAGATTTATGTTCACCCGTTACAGTCAGTGTTCGGTCTTTGACCTCTACATTAATTTCATCTTGTGAGAACCCTGCAATAGCAAGTTCGATCAGATATTCTTGATCACCAGCCTTAATAATGTTATGCGGTGGGTAATGGTCTTGAGCATGTTTAGCGGTAAATTCTAGTTCGTTAAACAAGTGGTCAAATCCCACAAAAGATGAACGGGGAAATAGTGTGTGTAAGCCTGTCATGGTTATCTCCTTTGTACAAGCAAGATTAAAGTGTGGATCGGAACATTCCGCATCCGTGGGTATTTATACCTAAAAAGGTATGTCGTTATAATATATCTACTTATTACCTATGTTATACTTAGGACATAGTTCCCATTGTGTTTTCTCTTTAAATGGAATAATTTTAATCTGTCTTAATGGCGCGCATTCTAAGCTTTCTTTAACTGCAAGCTTAATTAAACCCCAGTCGCTTAGTAAAGTAGAAATAGTATTTCTACGCTGCACATCATTCAGTTCTAGATTAGATTTCTTGCCATCAAGGAGAAACAACTCTTTGAAGTGCACGATAAAATATCTGCCTTGTTTGTGTAGTATATGACAAGATTGAAATAGTTTCTTGTCTTTGCGAGATGCTACGCCTATACGAGTAAGTGTCTCACGTACTTTTAGAAAGTCATCGGGCTGATCCAATATGACTTCTAGCATGTCATGTGGTGTCCACTGGACATTATTATTTATTTCTTCTACCACCTTTAAATACCTTCTCTCTCAAATTCTTTATCTGGTCGGGCGTGAGGAGTGGTAGGACTTGTCTAGCTTTTTCATTACTATAGCCATAATATTCTTTTACCACATCAGCGTCAGAAACCAGTTCAGGTTTATTCCATTTGGAGAAGCGCTTTCGCTTCCTGACTATATTTATAAGAAAATGAAATTGTAGTTTATTGTCGATATGGTGTTTGGTATTCATCTCGTTTGCAGCAAGTACTGTATCTTGAAAGTAAGATAATGAACGATTGGTAGTAAAAGCAAGATATGCCTTTTCGGCTATATCATCTATCATAATATCTTTTTTGCTAGTGTTAATAGCATTCACATATTCAAAAGGATTCATCTAATCTATACCGCCGTCTTTACCAGGCCAATGAAGCTCGTTGACACGTTGGGTTAATAGCTTTTGTGTTAATTCTGTAGAAGAACCGCGTTGAACGTCAGTGCCATCGTAATAAAGCTGTGGATAGGTTTTATGACCATAAGACTCCATAAACCTAGATACAGTAGGATCTGCAGTATTATTAAACTCTGCGAACTCGTAGCCCCATTTCTTTAGATTTTTCTTTAGGGTCTTGCAATAGAAGCAATTGTTTGTGGTATATAGTTTTAGCATATAATCCCCCTAAATAGCTACAATAGCTTGTATAATAGTTTGAATGCGCATTACGTCCATTGCAATATCATGACACGGGTCATGCGCTACAAAGTGTTCCTCTAGATCTTCTGGTATAAAATCAGTTCTAATATTTTGAGGATGTACTAGACCCTCAATATAACTAATGGTATCACGAATGTCCCACCAAGCGTATGGTTCTGGGTTACCTGTAGCTTTCATAATTGACGTCATAAACATCGGATCAAATGTGTTTCTACGAGTATATATCTTTGACTTATATGGACCTCGGTCCTCAGTTCTATTTATCATAAAGAATTTATATAATTCTGAAATAGATACATCATCACTACTAGGAGCAATTTTAGCTTGCGCTGTAGCATTTTGCTTGCTCCACCAATCTAAAGTACCCTGTTCAATTTTACGGTTATAATGACTTACTTGTTCAGCTACGTCAAACTTGATATAAGAGGTAGAATCTACTAGCTCCTGATAAGTATAAGGATTATTCTCAAATCTACTTCTATCAAAGTTCATCATAGCAAATGAAACTACCACTCCATCGTATGGATTCTGTGCCAAGGTTTCAAAGTCATATATGATTGAGTCGTCTGTATTCAACTTAATACTCCTACTATTGCGGAATGCAGTACTCTGAAAAGCTGTGCATCATTGTAAATAAGTAGCCATAAAACTATTAATCCAATTATAAATTTCATTGTATTTGGACCTCTGTCATAATTTCAGTCATACAAGCTACTAGGTTTAATTCATGGTCAGCGACGAATGCTGCTTTATACTGATAGTCAGCAAGGATAAGAACAAGTTGTGGTATAGATTGTGGCTGGATCTTATCATTCATTTGATCGTATATACCTCGAAAGATAGCAGACGTATCTACATCCATATGATTAACCACCCATCGGCGCATAGACTTAAAGTCTTTGCTTTTTAATGCGGTGAATAAAACATTGTAAGAATCGCCAACACCCACCATCCGAGCACCATTGCTGAGACTCCCACCCGTGCTAGAACGTTGTGCTTCGTTAAGTACTCTCCGCCAGTCCGGAGCATATTTAATAATGATATCTGCAGCGTTTTTAGTTTCATATTTGACCTCCTCATTCTTTAAGATCTGTGCTAACCTACCCATGAACGATTCAGCTAAAGTTGCCATAATATCTTTTGTGGTATTAAATTCGTATATTCCACAACGAGAGTGTAGTGGTTCAATAATACGGTTTTTAAAGTTACAAGTGAGAATGAAACGGCAGTTATCTGAAAATTGCTCGATAAAACCACGTAGTGCAGGCTGAGTTGATTGAGGATTGAGATAGTCAGCTTCATCTAAGATAACTACTTTGTAGCCACCTGAGAAAGATACTGTTGAAGCAAACTGCCTGATCTTACCGCGTAGGGTATCAATGTTACCTTCTTCAGATCCATTGATAACGATATAATCTAGGTCAAGCTCATTGCACAATGCCTTTGCTACTGTGGTTTTACCGAGTCCAGCAGTACCCGTAAATAACATATTCTGTAGATTACCACTGTCTACCATCTTCTGAAAGGTATCTTTCATGTCTACTGGTAGAATGCATTCAGATATAGTTTTAGGGCGATACTTTTCGCACCATAGAAAGTCTTTTGACATATTAACTCCGTTTCAAGATAGTAGCATTATATAATATATTGGAGTGAAAGTAAACCCCTTATTCTTCGTCTTTGTCGAGTTCTGCTTGTTCGCAAAGTGCTTGCATTTGAACACACTGATCGCGCAGTTGGCCAATGGTGGTAAGCTCTTCGCCACGAAATCCACCGCGTTGTACAACAGTGTCGATAACAGCAACTGTGCTTCGGCCGACTCGTGCTGCAATATCTCTAATTTGATCACTCATATTCTATGCTCCGTATGTTGATGATTTTTCAATAGCAATCCAATAGGTAACGTTTGCTTCTGTATGTACCCATTTAGACATTAGTTTAGAAGATAGTTGGACATTATAATCGCCAGGAAGTATCTTCAGGTTTTCTATATTCCAAGTGAAGTTAAAGCTTTCACTTTCATATGTACCAGGAATTTCAATACTAAATGTATTTGAAGTACTATTCTCTGGATCAAGTACTGTTAATGCAATAGCTCCGTTACTTGGTGTAACAGATACTACTTTATGTCCAAGCGCGCTTACTGCACGTTTGATTTTATTCATTGTATCTTGATCAAGAGTAAAGTTTACTTCAAAGTTGGTGAAAGCCTGAGCTTTTTCAAGCTGACTCTGCTTTGGTGTAGTAAGCATATCGATGTCTGTAAAGAAATACTTAATCTTACTACGACCTGTTGTATCACCAACAACAGCATATTTCTCTTCGATCTTCATTTGTGGTTCATCTACAAGAGAGAGAACACCAAGGAATTCGTTAAGGTCAAAGATGCCGAAGTCCGATGGAATCTGCTGATCAATTGTAGCTGTACTCATAACGTTACGTGCTTCTGAGATAGTTGATATTGTATCACCAGCACTAAACACAATGTTACTATTGATTGCAGAGAAGTTCTTTAACACCTGTGTGGTATATTCTGTTAGTTTCATAGCTCATCCTTTTTCATTATATGGTGTATTCTATCATAATTTACGCGGCTTGTAAACCCCAATCTTTCATTTTGCTAAAGTTCTTTTCTTTAAAGAATTCTAACTTGTTTTGGAATTTGTTATCGAGAATCTCACCTTTGTGACTGATTACAAATACATTTGTGTCGTCATCGAGGGAATATAAGATCTTCATTAGATTTTCTACACCATCGTGGTCTAAAGAACTATCGAATGTTTCGTCTAGTACTAATAGATTAGTGGCAACAGAATTCTTCATCTTAGCAATCATACGCCATGTAAATAGTAGTGCTAGGTCAATTCGTTGCTTTTCTCCTTCAGAGAATGAATCGTATGTAAATGCATCACGATGGCGTGACTTGATGGTTTCTTGAAAGCTTTCATCTAAGTTGAAATGCACGAAGAAA